TTGCATATTAAAGCGGCTCTTTCGAGTCGCGACCCCCTCAAAGAGGGGGCACCCACCGGGAAATAAACCCCGGAAAGGACCTTAGGCCCTGGCTAATACCAGGGTCCAAGGTCGTGCCACTGTGTCACATAGGACGTACTAATCCTATGCCGTTCGGGGCCAAACCCCAAAACGGAACCTTTCGATGACTCCCCTTTCCTCCTTTCGAGTCCGTAAAGACTCTTCAGGAGAATCGGGTCATCATCAACAGAAACATCTTGGCGAGCCACAGAATAGTGGCGAACCTTAATGCTCTGATAACGTTTGCTCCACGCGGGTCTGGCTTCGTCGAAGTTTGAAATAACTCCGGCGTCGCCAAAATCAAGTGGAACGCGAGGCACGCGCCCGACTTTTGCAAGAGCCCTTAAAACAAGCTCGTAGCTGAATCGGAGGCGTGAATCACAACCATAACCAACAGCATTTCGGTTCGAAAAGAGCCTGATATTGTTGGCGAGGTTGACAAGCGATTTGACCGAATTAAGGTCATCTCGAACGTAGAAAGGTGTGACATCCACCCCGCGGAAGTAGTGTTTACCACAACTCTCGCGGAACGGGCCATCGATAAAGGTCTTGCTTACGTTCGGTGTAAAACCGAATTTCGGCAGGATCTCTAGGACAGCCCGTGCAGTACCTCCAGGAGCGATAATATCGTCCCCGTAGATGCTGATGGACCCCTTCTCACCTAATGTGTCGCGGACACTTTCGACGATCGCCCAAAATATAAGGCTTTCAAGCTCGAAAGTAAAACCGTTTCCCATCGATGAGAACTTTTCATACGTAATTATCGTATGATCAGGTAAAACGCCGCGATGACTCCGGGCCATATCCATAGCCTGGAACCAATCCTCTGGAAGCAACATCTCAACAAGACGTCGGGCAACAGTGTCCGACGCCATACTGAGATCAATAGTTGCAAGAGAATTGTTAATAGAACCCTCTCTGGCCAGCCGTTGATTAACGGTTTGGTCATCGAGATCTATATTACATCGTTTGAGACGGTACCGAATCAGAGCGCCGATCCCCTTCTGAATATAAATATTCATTAGGGGCTCAATCGCAATGGTACGGTCCGTTTTAGCGTTTTTCGGGACAGTGACTACCTTATTGCCTGGAACGATGCGCAGGAAATCTGGTCCATATCTCTGGATAAGGAAACTTTCCCAAAGAGGAACCATCTTTATAGCACAACGCGCAAGCAACTCGGCACTTTTCGTCGAAGTAGGCTGAACGCCAAACTTGTAATAGGCGTCACTCCTCCGTCTTGGCACGGCAACAGCCGCGCCAGGACCGAATGAAAAGTGACTTTCTGCAGAGTCCCAGGAAAAGGGACCCAGGCACTTCGCAATTTTTCGACGTGACATAAAGAGAATGTCACGCTCGTAAGGGGTAAGTTTTCCCCTCACGTTGCGATCAGCCAATGAAGCATTTGCAGAAAGACAGACGTTCTCAGCTCCGCGGAACTTCCCCATAGCCACCAACCTACGATCAATCCCAAGATCAAAGGAAGGAAACTTTGAGAAAAGCTCGGAAGCGAGATAGTCAATTCGAAAGGCCTCAGCCGAATCATAATGAGACGGTAGTGGCCCAGCCAAATTGATATACGACGAAGCTGAATTAGCACGAAGGAAATCTCCAAGCGTTACAACGTGAGGAGACCTCATCGAGGCGAAAACAGCGTCGAAGACGTCTGAAACCGAAAGACCCCTTGCGGGTGGACGACATGACTTTGTAGTCATACAACAGTCTCCAGTGATGCGAAAGCAAGAACTGATTGCCTAAAGCAACCTCTCGTTTTATTAAAGAGGCCCGAAAACTACGAGGTCGGTAGGTACAGATCTACGACAGCAGCAACAAGCTGCGCATCGTCGATCAGGTCCTTCAGACGGTTGTAGAAATCGGTTCGCTCGGCTGTCGTCGACGTGAGCGGAAGCAGGAACTCAACCGTACCTTGACAGGTACGGAGCAGAGTACCAGCACACGCACACGCCGTATCCTCGGTCTGCACAATCGGCACAGAGAGTTTGGCAGTGACGCGGTACACTTGCGCGGTGGGGCCCGGAGACGGGAGGGAGATCGAAGCGGGCGAGAAGCCAGAAGGCGTCCCATCCGAACGATTTATCCATCCGGCCAAACGGTCCTGAACACCGGTAGCAACGTACGTGACACTATTAAGCGACAATGATGCTTGGGCAGACATTTTAAGTAAACCTCGAAAGAGATCAACGGAAAGCTTCAGCAAGGAGCGATAAAGCTTCACTCACATGCAAAGCCGACAAGGGGTTTTTTAAGTGCACCCCCGGCACCGGTGAAGAACCGTACGTATAGCAGAAGTAGTCATTCCACTCCTGACCTTGATCAGCCGCACTACCATTGCTGGTAACGAGGCCGTAGGGGTCACGGATAGGTTTGTAACCAACTGCTTTCGTCGTGAACTCCTGCTTGAGACTCTTAGAACCACCGAGAAAGTTCCAGCCAAAATCCGCCGTCATAGAGTTGAGCCAGTTACCAACGGGTAGAAACCAATCTACCACGAAGGAAAACGGGACCTCTTCCCAGACGAGGAAAGCTGGATTGGTGATACCGAGAGAACTCAAAGAAGCTACAATGGGACTTGACATAGAGTAAGAGAGAGAAACGCGGACTTTTTGAGTGGTACGATCCTGGAAAAGGAAAGAACCATTCACCGCACTCTTTTGCCAATACGTCTCGATCACATTTGTTGCATGCCCTTTTACTGTGACACGGTCGGCTGTGCCAGTCGAATTTCTTCGATTGATACGATCGGCCGCACCATAGAGATCGGACATGAGTGGCTTCCAGCCGTACTGCAACTCCAACCAGGCACGAGGGATACGCTTGGCAAAACCAGGTAAACCCTGGTAAAGTTTAGCGGCCTTGAAATCCTGTGGACGAACTCGACGAAAGTTGCGTACTTGAGTCGAGATAGAAGTCGCAGACGAACGGAAAAGCTCCGCAGTCTGCTTCCTCTCAGCAAAGTTAGTCGCGAGATTAACCTGCTGATCCTGGAGCTTTAGTAGAGCCTCAGTTAGCGCCTTATCCCACACACTATCCGGAACACCGGGAGGTGTGGTCATGGTTAAATCAGAAGCCGAACCACCTTTATAGACAACGGTGGTTGTAGCATCAGAGCCATCGAGGCCACACGGCGTGAAAAACGCCGGAGTGCGTGTATGAACATGCACTGTGGTCCCGGAGGTAATCTGTCTGATATTGCGTTGAAGATGGCGGAATCCAGAAGGAGACCGCCACCCTGACGCATCCTTAGGGTTATTACTTGACGCATCGCGGAGCGTGTGGTTATGCACGCCGTAGATAACGCCATCGTCGTGGTCCTCATGATTACTTGAACCGTCACAAAAATGACTGTCAATAATCGTACGGCCCTCAACGGGGTAGTAATACGACTGCGAAATTGCAGGTTGACCCATAGAACACCATAATAAAGATGCTGACTGATGAAAGAGCGCCTCGTGGATAGTACTCCAC